AAACTTGGCAAGACTAACCTGTGAACAAATTGTTAACATTTCCCCAATCTGTTCATATTTCGTTCATATTTCGTTCATAACATCAAAATTGGCATGATTCTTGCTAGGCAACTATAACATTAAATTGCCTGACAATATCATACAAAGTCTGTCACTTATTCTATTGACATTCTATTGACATATTAGTCCAATTGGACTATAATATAATCAACAAATAAATCACAGCCGATAGGCAGGAGGAAACAAGATATGAAAGCAAATGAAGTAACAATGGAAATCATGGATGAAGTCGCAAGCTATATGAATGATGAGATCAGAGAAGATATTCATATTGAATTAGCATCATGTACACCAGAAGAGTTTCTTACAGAATATTGCAATGCTGATCCAGATTTTGAAAAATGGTGTCTTAATGATATCTTCGGTATTGAATTATAGGAGGTAAGTCAGTAATGAAATCAAAATACACAAAAATCAAATATACAAACACCGGGGTAAAAGCCCCGGTTGTAACTCTTATTAAATCCAGGCCAGATCTTGATAGGTCGGATATGATAGAATTAAAATATCCAGAAATAAAGGTTACTATAAAGCGGATCTCACGCAAGACAATGTACACACGTGCACAGTCTGTAATAAGTGTTATGAAAGATAATTTTAGTGCTTCATTTTTTGTGTATGATACAATCAATGATGCAAGAGTGATTTGCGAAAATCTCTATTTGATCATTAAAAAACCAGAATTAGATTATTGTATTAATACTAGAGATTTTTATGAACTATATGAATATATGAAGGTGGTGCTTAACAATGCCGAAGAATCCTAAAATCCCAACCACGTCAAAGGGTCTGAATGTCAACCCGAACATGCTAACAACGATGGAAGCTTTGCAACTCCGCAAGCAGCTTGCAAAACGTCTGAATCAGCGTATGCGTAGGTTAAAAGCAAAAGGTTTTGACTCAGAAGTTGGCGGAGCGTACTCAGATTATCAAGATCTGCTTGCAAGATTTTTTCCAGGGCGATCCACTATTCCGGAAAATCTGGAAAATGAAAAATATAAAGGATTGCCTAGAACCCAAGTCAAAGCAATACAAAAAATACTGAAAGAAAAAAGCAGCACAGTCCAAGGCTGGCGTGAGATCATAGATAAACGTCAAAAGACCCTCAGCACAAAATACGGAATTAACTTTAAATCAAAAGAGGAAATGAAGTTATTTTTTACTTCTGAGGTCTGGAAGTGGATGCAGAATTTCTATGATAGTAAGCAAAGTATGAGAATAATTAGTCATAAACTTGATGATTCTACGGCTTCTGAGATAATAAAAGATCTGGAAAAATTCCGGGGAAAAACAGATCCAGATATGGCTGACACGATAGCAAAACAGTTAGGGTTCTCCGGTGAAGTAGATGCTTTAAAATACAGGCCATAGTAGGGAGGGATAAGTAATGATAGTAGCAGGATATCCGGTTATTTATTTCAAAAATTATGATTATATGCGACTATTCAATGGTGATTTTATCCGGAGATCCAGCTCAGGTCATTATCTTGGGGTTTATGAAAAAATCATAACTATAGACACAGAGACATTTGTTTATATGAACAAAGATATTGGGTTTGTTACTGACTGGACAATCACCATAGAGGATGACTGTTGTATCTATGGCAACCATGTTTCAGATCTGATTAACACGATTGATAGGATCTGTACAACTCTTCATAGTGATGATAGTCATCTTGTACGGTTTTATGTGCATAATTTCCCTTATGACTATGTTTTTCTTAGAAACCATTTTTTTCAAAAATGGGGATATCCGGATAAATCCTTAGCTGCTAAAACTCACAAATATATATTTATGAAATGGACAGGCCAAGGCATTGAGTTCCGTGATAGTCTTATTCTCACACAGCGGTCATTAGAGAAGCTATGTAAAGACATGGGAACAACTGAAAAAGCAGTTGGAACATGGGACTATAAGAAGTTTAGAACACCAGCAAGTCCACGTACATCAAAAGAAATAGCATATGTCTGTACAGATACCATTAGTCTATGCAAGGCGTTACGCAAATACATTGATCAGCGAGGATTCAATGTGGCTAACTGCCCATTGACAAATACGGGTTTTATTCGTACCAATGCCCGCAGGAGGTCAAGAAAAGATAAGAAATGGAGAAAGCAATTTGAGAATATGGCTCTGACGTTGGAGCAATACGATCAAATGCTTGACTGCTATCATGGGGGATATACGCATGCAAATAGGTATTATGTCAATCAGCTGATAAAAGAACCTGTTGAGTGCTATGATTTTGCAAGCTCATACATTGCATGGATGTGCTATTGTAAATTTCCAATGAGTAACTTTTGTTATACTAATAATATAACATTAAAAGACATAATGGAACTCAAAGAAGAGTATGCTTTTTCAGGATACATCAGATTAAAAAATCTGAGATTGAAAAAAGACTGTCCTATGCCGCCATTAGCTTTTTCAAAAGCGAAAGTATGTGTTTTTCCGGAAGCAAAAAGCAAAAAAGAACAGTTCCACGATAATCTGGATAATGGAAAGATCGTCAATGCTGATCTTGTCATATATCCCTTTACGGATCCGGATTTAGAAGTAATCTTGTCAAGTTATGATTATGACTGGGCTGATGTCTCAAAAGTCATGAGAGCAACAAAAGATTACTTGCCGGAGTGGTTTACCGGATATTTGATGGAATTGTTTTTTAAAAAATGCACCCTTAAAGGCTTGGATGAAGCAAACTACATGATTTCAAAAGGGGAGCTGAATGGTATGTATGGCATGACTGTACAGAGAATCATTCAGATCTTATGCACAGAGCTTATGGAATCCGGAGAATGGGAAGCAAAAGAACCTGAGGACAGGGAAAAGGAACTTGAAAAGTTCTATCGGAATAAAAATAGCTTCATGCCCTACCAGTGGGGAGTATGGATAACAGCATATGCACAAGCATATCTTTTCCGGTTGGGCGCCTGCTGCCGTAGGTGGTTATATTCTGACACTGATTCAGTAAAGGGAACAGACTGGGATCATGATAAACTGGATGAGTTTAACAAGTCTATCATCAATATGTCACAAAAAAGAAACATCGGAGTAGTTGAGTATAATTCTAAAACATTCCGACTGGGTATTGCTGAATTTGATGGGATATACAGTGAATTCATCACTATGGGAAGCAAGCGTTATTGCTACAGACTGAAAAAAGATGCATCCTTGCATCTGACAGTTGCAGGTGTACCAAAAGAGGGTATTTACTGTTTGGATGATAATATAACCAATTTTAGAAAAGGTTTCATTTTCAAAAATGATTTGACATTTCGTAGGAATTACAGAAGATTGAATGATTGGCAGGATCCAAAATGGAAGATGAAAACGGAATATATTTTTCATGAAGGAATCAATGAAGTGACTGTTGACGGATGCAGGATTGAATATGGTTGTGCCATCCGCTTGAGCGATACAGAATACGAGCTTGATCACGCAATCCCATATGACAAGGAAACAGGCTTGCCGTTACCATTTGAGATTGAAGATACCGTATACGGATAAATTGTTATAAAATTGTAATAGTTTTGTAACATAAATAAGTTAAAATATAATCAGGAGGTGTAACTATGAAAAAATTTTGGAGAGAAAACAAAGATGACATTGAAACGTTTTTTTGGACGTGCATCACTTTTGCCCTCATGTTTGCAAGCTGTCAAGTGTTGTTACTGATGGGCGATTAAATAAGTAAAGGAGGTGAGGAAATTGATTGATATGTCAGAGATTTATGAAACTATGAAAACAAGCACCCTGCGAAAAGTAACCTATGAGGATGATGAGATCAGTATAGTAGCTTACAAAGTAGGAAAAATTATTAGAATTGATGTAAAGGAGACAAAATAAGATGTTAAAATCAAACGTAAAAATCACTTGTAAACCATACAATGGAAGTATATCAACAAAAGCTTTTATTGACCTTGAACTGGATAATACCCTTGTAATTAAAGGACTTACGTTGGTTGAGGGGAACGATGGTCTTTTCCTCTCATTCCCAAGTAAAAAGGGAAAAAATGGAAAATATTACAAAAGAGTTTACTCTCTGGACAAAGAATGGAAGCAATTATTACAGGATGCTTGCGTCAAAAAATACAATGAGTGCAGAAAGACTGCACAGCCTGCATCCTCCGGGGGTGGATTTCGGTAATGAATATCTATGATAGAAATGGTTGGCTGGACGTTCCAAGGATCGTCCAGCTTGCTGATAAAAATAAAATTAACTTCATATTCATAATTGGAGCCAGAAGAACTGGAAAAACATATGGTATTTTCCAGCACTTCATTAATAACGTTTTTTCACAAAATGAGAAGATCATATACATGCGCCGGACAAAAGAGCAGCTGACAAAAGTCTTTCTTCCGGAATTTGATCCATGGATTGACATAAACAAGGACATGAATAGGTTTTTTCATTTTGAGAAACCCAGAGGTGAATATGGTCGTATTAAGATCGTAGAGCAGGTTAAAGATGAAGAAATTTATAGAGGTGAAGCATTTTGCCTTACGTCAATGCATAACAACCGTGGTTTCTCTGGATCTGATTTTTCAGAAGGGATTTATGATGAATTTATTCCGGAGAAGATCGCAAAAGCAATAACTGGGGAAGATGATGCTTTTCTGAATGCTGTTGAAACCATCTCAGCAAACAGGGAATTGCAAGGAAAGAAACCGTTCCGCTGGTGGCTTGCTTCCAACTCAAATACGCTGGATAATCCAATTGTGCAGGCTTTCGGTTTACTTCCAATCTTGGAACGAATGAAAAAGAATAAGCAGGAATTTTCCATGCTGAAAGAACGAGGGATAATATTGGTTCTGATTAATGACTCACCGATATCGGAAAAGAAAAAAGATACAGCTTTGTATCGTGCATTATCAGGTGATACGGACTTTGAAAAAATGGCATTATCGAATGAATTTGCATATGATGACGTTTCTGCAATACGATCAGAAGATATCCGACAATATAGACTTATTTGTGTGATCGGAAAAGTTGCAATTTATGAGCATAAATCAAAAGCTCATTTGTATGTCTCAGATCATATATCTGGTTCATGCAAAGATGTATTTGAGGACACACAGCATGGTAAAGACCAATTCAGATGCTTTTATAGTTGGATCGACAGCTATCGTCTGACAAATAGGATAAGCTATCAGAATATTTCTGTAAAATTCTATATTGACAAATTATTTTAACAATCATATATTAGAGATAGGTCAACGTGGCTACATCGACCGCCGGAAGCGGATGCCATGGGGTGATAACCCGGAAGCGTTGACCTATTTTAATTTTAACTTCCGGCAGAAAAGGAGATAAAAATGAAAGTAGAGGAAATTTTGGAACTCGGAAAACTTGGATTCTCAAAAAATGAGATTATGGGAATTATGAATGCACAGAATATGTCCGGACTTGGACAGGTCACAACTCCGGGACAGTATGCAACTCCGGGACAGTATGCAACTCCGGGACAGGTTACACCGGGACAGGTCACAATTCCGGGACAGGTTACACCGGGACAGGCCACAACTCCGGGACAGGATGCAACAAATGCAGCTCTTCTGACAGCAATCAATACATTGACTGCTACGTTACAGGCTGGTAACCTTTCTGCATCCGGAAAAGCTGGATCAGCACCACGAACATCTGAGAACGTGGCAGAGGATCTCATGAAAATTATGAATTAAGGAGGTAGAAAAATAATGGCAAACACTTTAGTGGTTCAGGATGCCTATTTGATTATCAATGACTTATACAAGATGGCCACCGGTCGGGAGAACATTAAGGCAGTTGATACAAGCTCCTTTGTAGCTGTTGGTGAAACCATGCTACGTACAGGTGTAGAACCAACGTTAAAAGCCCTCAGCCAGTGGTGTGGTCGTACCTATTTTGAAATGGAAAAATACAGATCAGGAGTATTCCGCTCCATCATTGAGGATAATGAGAGATGGGGTGCTATCACACGTGAGATTATTTCTCTGCCATTGGATGCAGAAGCATCACAGGATTGGAATACAGACTTGAATGAAAACCAGCTTGCTGATGGACAGTCTGTGGATATGTACAAGATTAATAAGCCAAAAGTGGTTGAGTTAAAATTCTACGGAAGCAAGGTACTTCAGTCACATATCACACGATTCCGGGATCAGCTGGCACTTGCTTTTTCCAACGAAGCAGAGTTTCTTATGTTTGTAACCTCATACATGACAGCTTATTATAATGACATCGAGAGCCGAAACGAAGCAAAGCGCAGAATGACGGTGCTTAACTTTATGGCGGGGGTTTCTTCCCTTGGCACAAATGAGGTTGATCTTGTAAATGAATACAATACAGCATATGGTACAGAGCTTACAAGAAAACAGCTTTTAAGCCCGGAACATCACAGAGATTTCATGGCTTTTGTTGTTGCAAGAATCAAGAAAGACTCAAAAAAAATGCAGGACAGAACAGCAAAGTATCATATGAATCTTACCGGAAAAGATATCTTACGTTTCACAAGACCGGAGAACCAGAAGTTGCTTATGTACACAGATTTCTGGATTGACAGCGAAACACAGGTATTCCCGACAGTATTTAATGATGAGCAGCTTAGAATTGCTGATAAAGAACTGGTAAATGGCTGGCAGGAGTTCGACAGCCCAGCTATTAACATCACTCCAAACATTATTGATGTAAACGGTGTCTCAAAGAAAGCAGAGTCAGCTGTAAATATTCCTTATGTTCTCGGTCTTTTATATGATCGTAGAGCAATGGGTGTGAATAATCAGTGGATGTATTCTGCATCAACACCGTTTAACGCAGCAGGAGGCTACTACAATATCTATGATCATTACCGCTTCAATGCTTGGAACAACTTCACACACAATGCAATTCTTTACGTGCTTGGGGAGGGAGTATAATGATAATCGTTCTTGATGAACAATACAGAGAAACACCAGTTCAAATGAGTTCAATCCATATCGGGGTGAAAAAAATGATAATCAGTCCTAATGTTGTAAACAATGAACGATGTATAATTATGGCTGACAATAAAGGTTTTATTTCAAAACCAATTTTTATTGGAACAGAACAAAATAATGGAATCTATACAACCATTGAGTTTCCAGAACAACCATATGGATATCCTGACCTATCAACCATGTTTTGGACAGGATTCGGGTTGGTTTTAGTTGAAACAGACACAAATTATGTTTCCGCTGATGATTATTTTAGATTGAGGTAATTTTATGATGGATACATTTTTAACTATTCTTGGAAACTATGCGTTTCCTATCGTATGCTGTTGTGCCATGGCCTATTTTGTTAAATACATGTACGATCAGACCAATCAGAGAGTTGATAAGCTCAATGAGGAACACAAAAACGAGGTTGACAACTTATCAAATGTGATTAAAAATAACACGGTTGCCATTGAAAAAATGAATTCCTTAATTGAACACTTAGGAAAGTAGGTGCAAAACATGACAGCTAACAAACTTGTCGAAAATGCAAAGGAATTAATTGGAGTGAGATATGTGTGGGGTGGTTCAAACCCCACACAGGGACTTGATTGCTCCGGATTGCTTTATTGGATCCAGAAGATGGCAGGATCAGAAGTTGGTAGACTGACTGCTTCCGGTTATTCAAAACTTGGAACAAGGATTCCAATTGGGCAGCAGAAAGTAGGTGACTTCCTATTTTTTGGAACTCCGGTTACTCATTGTGCCATTTACGTTGGCAATGGTTATATGATCGAGAGCAGGGGTGGCAGAAAAAACACTGCTTACAATCCTGGTATTGGAGTAGTAAAAAGCCTTGTAACTCATAGGTCTGACTTATCCTGCATCCGCAGGGTATGGGATAAGGTAGGATCCTATTATGAAATAGGTCATATTTATAATACTATGGTTGATCACTTACATGTACGATATAGTGTAGGGGGTCAGATCAAAGAGTATGCACAGCTGACAAGGGATGGTATGAAACATGCTTATTCAGATGGTTGTTTGAAAAAAGGAACCACAGTCACGGTAAAAGATATAAAAAAGGATGATGCCGGAGCAACGTGGGTTAGGATTCCATCCGGATGGATCTGTGCAATCACAGCAAAAGGTGAGGTATATGTAAAATGACAGAGATTATTTTATTTCATTTTTCTAAACGAAAAAACAGTACCAAAAGACCAGCAGGGCAGGGGACTTCTGTCTCCTGCCTTTTAAAAGCTAATACCACTTTTCAGAATCCAGTGTTTAAATTAAAATTGTCACTGGATAGTGCATTGCAATACAACTACTTACAATGGGCTGATCATTATTATTTCATTAATTCAACTACATCTATCAGTAACGACATGGTTGAGATATCAGCAAGTGAGGATGTTTTGGCTACTTACCGGACAGAGATTGGCAACTATACATGTTTTATTGAGCGATCCAACAAGCAAAATACGCTTGCCAATGATAGAATGTACATCCCTACAAATGACTGGATAAGCCAGAGTGCAATAATAGCACAGCCAATAGATACCTTTGTGAATGGGTATGCACCAAACTATTTATTGCGTACTGTTTCGGTTGAGGGTGTAAACACCTACTATATGACAGGGGAGCAGATGAAAGAGCTATTTTCATTTATGTACACCTATGGCTCTATTCCGGATGTAGTTAATTCAGCACTTACAAAATTGCTTTTTAATCCGTTCCAGTATATTCTTGACTTAAAGTGGCTACCTATTAGAGTTGACAAATTTTTTAATGCATTTGATACTGTAAAGCTAGGCTACTGGGATAGCCATGCAAGTGCCTTTTTAATAGGTGATGGATCCTGTTCTTTTTCCTACGATTTAAGCCTTGATAATCCCTTATATGCTGATACAGATTTCAGATTTTACAATGCTGCTTTTTCAAAATATAGCGTAAAACTTCCATTTTTGGGGGTAATTCCTATCAATCCAGCAAAGACCCATAAAGGTCAGTTAGAAGCAAATTATAATTTTGACGCTGTTTCTGGAATGGCTGACATTTGGCTTACTTCCGGAACAGAGGAATATGCGCATTTCCAATGTCAGCTTGCTGTTCCTATACAAATTGGATATGCTAGCAGTAACATTGGTCAGCTTACTACCAGCTTGATAGACATTGGTACAAGCCTTGCTTCCAATAATCCGATAGGGGCTATAAAAAATACGGTAGGTGCTTTTCAGAGTGTGACATCTCCGGAGCCCAACATGGTAGGCACTGTTGGGAATATAACATCAATTCTTACTAATATGGATGCAAACAGTATCTGCTATGCCTGCAAAAGCATAAATCCAGATGGATCAAGCGAAGGTTATGCAGATGGGAATGTTCGAAGTATTTCTTCATTGAGTGGCTTTGTAAAATGTAGGAATGCCTCTATCCAGGTTGCAGGTTTTGAGGGAGATCAAGATCAAGTGAATGATTATTTAAACAATGGTTTTTATTTTGAATAAAGGAGTGATGAAAACATGTGGGTACCTATGAATTTTGATAAAATCAACATATGCACAAATTACTTTCAACCATCTGGAATTAAGGCTGACAGCTTATATACAGACACCTTTGACCGGATGCTTTATGAACGTGTGTGTTCTATCCTTGATATAAAATACAATGCGAACATTGACATTGACTATTTCAAATATTGCTTACTTTTCGGTGGCTATATCTGCATCACAAAGACAGATCTTTATGGTCTTATTGCACAATACCCAATGTTGACAGGCTATAACATTTATTTTAAGCCTACGACAGCTACTATACACACGTATGCAAGCAATGCTACGATTGACATTGAGGATATGGAGATCGGAAAAGACTGTTCTGTCATATATCTCAGACCTACTTTTTGCGGAATCGGAGATATTATTGGATTCTATAGTTATAAATTGGCACTTGTAGCATCAGCTTTTGACATGAACGTGTTTAACTCCAAACTTGCGTTTTTGATAGCAGCAAAAAACAAGTCATCAGCTCAGACATTGAAAAAAATCTATGACAGCATCCAGGCAGGTAATCCAGTTGAGGCTTTTGACGTGTCGTTAAAAACGGAGGACAGACAGGGAAGCAAACAAGATTCCTTTGAAACATTCAACAAAGATTTAAAGCAGAACTTTATAGCACAGGAGCTGATTGAAGTATTTGAGAAGCTTCTTGATCAGTTTGACACGGAAGTCGGCATTCCGTCCGTAGGATCTGATAAAAAAGAACGACTGAATGTGCTTGAGACAAGCAAAAATGATGCAGAATCTGTGACACGATTAACAACTTGGCTTGAAACAATGAAGGCAGGAATTGACATGACAAATAAGTTATATCCGGAGATGAATCTGTCAATCAAGATCAGAAGTTATGAGACCGCGGAGGTAAAAAGTTATGGGACTATATAGAGTAACGATAGCAGGACTTTACGAATGGAACAATACTCTGTTTGACAAGATGGAATTCCCAGAAACAGCAGACAAGCAGAATTTTATTGATAGCTTGCTTCTGTCCTATGGAGATTGTGAGCCACTCTATCCGGACTGGGATTTCATGTATAACAGTGCTATTCCTGCTTGGAGCAGGAAGTGGAAAACTAGCATTGACAAGGTTTATAATGTGTTAGAATTGACTAATTATGAACCGATTGAAAACTATGATCGTCATGAAGAATGGACAGATAGCCCGGATATGACACGAACAAGTCAGAGTTCCGGCCAGGATGTAAACAGGGCAGAAGCAGGACAGGGAACCACTACGACCAACTCTGGCTCTGATACATCTACCAATGAAGTCAGTGCTTTTAATGATGCAAACTACAGCCCAAACGAAAAAACAACAACAAATTACGGAGGCAGTACAAAAGTACAAAGTTCTGGTGAAAATAAAAATACATTTGTGTACGGAAAGGGTGAGACAAGCCGAGAGACAGGTCAGAATAAGCATATCGGGCGTATTCATGGTAATATTGGAGTAACTACTTCACAGCGGATGATCCAGTCAGAGCTTGATTTAAGAAAACAAAGCTTCATTGACTATTGCACAGGGCTTTTTGCACAGGATCTGCTTTTATTAATTTATTAAGGAGGAATTATTATGATAAATAGATATCCACATGCTTCCATGCAAGATATGAATCTGGACTGGTTGCTGAAAGTTGGAAAACAGGCAGACAAAGATCATGAGGAATGGACGCATATCAAAGATACTGCTCAGACCATGATTGATGATGCCATCCAGAAATCTCTTGATGATGGAGAGATTGGAAAAGTAGTAAATGAAGCTACTACCAAAGTAATTACTGAACAGATTGACCCATTAAAAGAACAGGTTGGAACAGATACAGCTGAGATCACAAAATTACAGAAAAGAGAAGGACTTTTTGATCACTCCGGTAAAACCATCATAATCGGTGACAGCTACACCGTTGGTTATACACCGGACGGCAATGTAACTCCATGGACAACTAACTTTATCAAGTACACAGGGCTTGAAGATGTAACTATTTCCGCAAATGGTGGGGCATCTTTCTCAACAGCTAGTAATTCATTTCTTATGCTGCTAAATGCTGTTCCGGCTTCTGCGGATGTCAAACAGATCCTTGTAGTAGGTGGATTTAATGAGTTTGGAAGCTATTCAGAAATTGAAAATTCAATCAACGCTTTTATGGGAGCAGCAGAAGCAAGATTTCCGAATGCCAAAGTGTTTTCCGCCATGGTAGCATGGTCAGTTGATAGGACGGATGACCCAAATGTGCAGAATAGGCTTAAGATCGCAAAGAGTGTGTATAATACTCAACGGAAGAATTGGCGGTATCTGACAGGAAGCGATTATATTCTTCATGCAGATGGTTTCCTTGCATCAGATGGATTTCATCCGAACACAACAGGGCAGGAACGGCTTGCAACCTATCTTGCTACAGCTGTAGAAACAGGATCGTGTAGTCCATCATTTTATGATGTTAATGCAAATTTTGAAGCAGGTGACTTTTCACCAGCACCAGGATCAAGTTGGACGTTTGTTAGCTCCTACAATGAGAATACAAGCACTCTGATCTGGGGTAACTATGTTTGCCTACCAAACAGCGGAACACTTGTCTGTGATGGCACGGAATACCGTTTGGGGCGGATTTTCTCAACGTCTTTTATCGGAGATCACAACGGATATACATGCTATCCAACTACTGTGATTATTAAGTCCGGAAGTGACTTTTATCACATCCCTGCACAGCTTAACTTCAGAGGACGGCATATCTATTTGAGCCTGTATGATATTTCAGACGATAAGCATAATTACCGGACTTTGACAGAAGTAACACAGGTACAGATTCATAGAGGTTCAATCACAATGTAATGAAAGATAGCCCAGCGTATGCTGGGCTATTGTTTTTTATGCATCTATTAAAAGCTTTCTGAGTAGCTTGACTACTGACCAGTTTGTTTTTTCTACAAAAAATGTTATCATAAAAATAGACTTTCCAGTATTTAGATTTAGAGAGCTTAATTCCAACTCTATCATCAAAATTAAGATAAGATGCAAACAAGATATTAAGGTCATCATCATATTCACATCTTAACCCTTGATTTTCAAGGTCACATGCAAGCTGACTAAATGTCATGACATTCTTAACATAACACACATTGTATTTCATGTTCTCACCCTCCTACAGTTCAATACCGAAGATATCATTAAGACACCATTTTTCAAAATCTGGATCAGCATTGCAATATTCTGTAAGAAACTCTTCTGGTGTACATGATGCTAATTCAATATGAATATCTTCTCTGATCTCATCATTCATATAGCTTGCGACTTCATCCATGATTTCCATTGTTACTTCATTTGCTTTCATATCTTGTTTCCTCCTGCCTATCGGCTGTGATTTATTTGTTGATTATATTATAGTCCAATTGGACTAATATGTCAATAGAATGTCAATAGAATAAGTGACAGACTTTGTATGATATTGTCAGGCAATTTAATGTTATAGTTGCCTAGCAAGAATCATGCCAATTTTGATGTTATGAACGAAATATGAACGAAATATGAACAGATTGGGGAAATGTTAACAATTTGTTCACAGGTTAGTCTTGCCAAGTTT